TATAAAAGTTTTATTGGTTATGCAAAAGAACCAGAAAAAACAGAAACAAAATATATTATTGAATATATTGCAGATGACAAAACATGGGATAAATTTTGTAATGCATATGAAAATTATCGTTTGATGCCTGATGGTCAAAGAGAATGGGAAGACTTTTGCACAACAAAGGAGTTTGATAATATTGAAGATGCACTCACATTTTACATGGCTATATTTGTTGATTATGGCTTTAAATATTTGGTTAAGATGTGGCAACAAATTTATTTGAATGGCGAACTTATATTAGAAGAATGGATTGAGCCAAAAGGTTATGTAGTAAATTCAATGAGAGGACGTATTGACAAAGAAATGAAAGAAGATTTACGGAAGTTTGCAATCGAAAATGAGCAGTTACATAAGTCAAATGAACTTATGGACGGATTTATTAAAGCAATGGGAAAACAATTTCATGAACTATTTAATGATTATTGTAAAAGGAAGGAAGAAAAATGACTATCAAAGATGATGTAAGACGGATTGCAGATAAATACGAATGGAAAAGATATTATTCCACATTGCGTCCTGTAAGTATTGGAACGTACCCTAAAGATGGATTTATGTATTTTGTGAACTATGATGACAGAACGGAAGTTGACGGAAAAATGGTGTGGGCTGAATTGTATTACAATAGAGATCTTACTGAAAAAGAAATGAGTGATTACGACTTAATTAAATAGTAAATTAAAAGGGTGCTTATGCACCCTTTTATATTAATAAAATGTTGCTGTTGTAACAATCAAGCCGCTGCCTTGAACTCCACTTAAAACAATTGATGATGATGCATTGATAGACAGCGTGCCATTTGAAAAACTACCGGTCACATTGAATTCTTTTCCAAAATATTTTAACGATACGCTATTAAATGTGCAATTTGATGGTAATGAAACATCAATTGGGTCTACATTGTATGTCATAATTAAATCAGTACCGTTTAAAGTAATAGAACCAATTGTTTGAACTTCAAATACTAAGGTTAACACCTTGATTTCTTTATTATAAATCCCTAGGGCATTTCTCGAAAAGAATTTAGAACCCGCGCTTGATGGTTCTAAATAAACAATATTTAATTCTGATTTATTGGAAATTTGATTAGATAACTGTGAGGTTGCGGTTAATGCTGTATTAGCATTTGTGTTAGCAGTTTGTGCTAAACTTAATGCAGAATTAGCGTTAGTGTTTGCTGTGTTAGCAGTAGTTTTTGCTGTGTTTGCTGTCTCTCCAATTGCTTGAGTGGAAAGTGTTAATCCATCTGTTGTTGCCTGTAAATTAGTAATGTTATCCTCATTCGTCTTAACCTTACCTTCAACAGTAGTAACGCGTCCTGTTAAGTTAGTAATATTCGTGCTACCTTCCGCAATTTCTTCCTCGAAAGTATTAGCTCTAGTCTGTAAAGACTCCACATCAGTTTCAAGCGTTCCGACTCTCTGCTCTAACTGTTCAGTTCCGCCACCTGCTTCAAGCGCAGTGATTCTGTTACCCTGTGACTCTAACTCACTATTAACATTAACAAGTGTCTGTGTGTTAGCGTCACTCTGACTTTTTGCCGAACTAGCTGTATCATTTGCATTTGCAATATCTCCGGTTAAAGTTCCATATCCGTTATCAATGCTAAGCATAGCACCATTTACGTCGCCAAGCCAAGACGGTTTATCAGACGCTACGAATTGTGGTAATTTTAAATTTTTTGTCAAGTTTGTTGCACTCATTTATTTATCCTCTCTTTCTTTTTAAGCTGTAAGTAATAACTTACCTTGCCAATCATAACTATAAGCAGATAATTCTTCTTCATCATAACGACTAGCTGTAACTTCTAATGCGTCATATTCTTCTGCGGTAAAAGCACTATCGCCCTTGTGCAAATCTGCCAATTCATTCACAACGCTACTAATTAGCTTAAATGTCCCATTGAATGGGTCAAACATATAAAAGCGTTCATCAAGAACAATTACACGCTTGCTGTAGAAGTCGTATTTATACGCTGTCAATCCTAGTGAGTCATATTCTTCTGCTGTCAACTGCTGTTCGTCGTATTCTAGCGCTGTAAGCCCTTCGGTTCGGTAATAATCATACATATCGTACAGCGTTTGCTGTAAAGTGTCAATTGAACCGCTCGTAGGGTTAATTACAAGCTGTGTACCTGTTGGAATTTTACCCAAGAACTCAATTAACTTTGCATCTACAATAGATAATACTTGTTTGTCGTGTTGGTCGATTAATCTGCGTAAAAAGCTTAACTGTAAACTTACTTGCGTAGTAATATCAGTTTTCAGCCGCAAAAGTTCAGCTTCTACATGTGCATAAATTTCTTGTTCTGTTTCGCTTAACTTATCGAAAATTTCTGACTTATAATCATCTATTTTCTCGTTCGTGTCTGCGCGTAACTTGTCTATAGCTTCGTTCTGTGCGTCTACTTTTGCATTAACTTCAATTTTGAAAATATCAAAATTATCGTTAATTTCCTTCACAACCGTATTAAGTCTTTCTTGCAAAGCATCAAGCTGTGATTGATAAGGTTTTAACTGTTCTTGTACATAGTTTTCATATTCCCCTGTAAACTTGTTAAAGTTTGTGATTAATTCGTTTAATTTATCAGAAAACTGACTAAGCTGTTCTAAATAACTCAAACTTTCGGAAAAAACAGTTGGAAGTATTGGTGTCCAAACTCTTCCGCATAACGGCTTTACAATCTCCAATTATTCCACCCCCCTTTCTACCATAATAACATGAATAGCGTATTTAATTCACTAATTACTTGCATGTCAATATTTAAGAATGTTTCTCGATATTCCTTTAATAAACTTGCATAGCTTGCACTACCCTGTTTACCTTTTACATGCTCTAAATAGTCATCTAAGCTATTGCTATTTTTATTGGCATTATCTTCGGATTTATTCATTAAGTTGTTTGTTTTTGTTGATGTGTTTTTGTTTGTATCTTCGCGTATAGTTTCTGTTCCTGTATTGCTAGTATGCGTACTTGTATTTTCGTTGCTACTAGTTGCTTCATCCGAACTAGTAGCACTAGTTGTATCTTTAACAGACGCATCATTTATAGTTGCATTTGTTAAATACTTGTCTTTTTCAAGGTCTGAAATACTTCCTTGTGGTGTATCACTATATCGTTGTTTATTATTGCTTGTTGATGATGAATCACTTGAATTTTTAGCACTAGAATTATTTTTACTATTACTTTTGCTTTCATCACGCGAACTTACACCTTGATTTGTGTTATCGGTCGATTTGCCTGTTGTAGTACTATTAAAGCCTTCGGTGCTATCGCTATTACTTGAACTTTTATTTATACTGTTTTCTTCGGTGTTATGTTTTAACTGATGGTCACGTGTTATGTCAACATCATAAAAAGGATTAAACTCCAGTAATTGCGATTTATAGAATTGATTGTAAAACGGCATTATCTCTCGCATTTTTTGTTCGAGATAAAGTTTAAATAAACCTACTGTCTCAAATCCGATTTCGCGTCTGTAAAAATGCAAACATATTAAGCTTTCTAAATGCTCTTTATAAGCGTTATCAAATATGGGGTAATTAAAGTTAAAAAGCTTTGTTCTTGCTTTTGAAATAACTGTATTAACACTAGGATATTCTGTAGAAGAATCAAGCCCCGCATAACTTTCTAGAATATATCTTAACTCCGTTGTATATGTACTCATTCTTCCACCCCCTTAAATATATTATACTCGTTATTTTCTGAATTGTCAACGTTGTTGTCAACTTCATCTTCAAATTCAACCTCTATGTTTAAATTAAACATAGAGTTAATTTTTTCAACTGCTTCTTTTCTTGCCTTAATACGAGAGCGTCTACTTGCGAATGCCCCGCCCATACCTCGTTGAATTTCTTCTGTATTTATACGTTCTTTTTTCTGATACTGAACATTTGACACGCCTAAATACGTTAACGCTTCGTTCCATGTGTCCATTTTTAGTTTGTTTAATTCTTCTGCTTTATATTCTGCCTTTGTATTTAATACCTTAATGTTGTCTAGGTTCAATCCTTTATCACCAAAAATAAAAGGCATATTTCCTGCATATTGCTGATATAACTGTGTAAATGTCATCTTTTGCGTTTCATCACATATTATAGCAACTGGTGTTTTTTGAGCGTTCACGTTTACATTTAAGGTCAAATCAATATTTGTTAATTTTTTCGCATATATTTCAATATCCATAAAGCTTGGCTTTCTTATTAAATTGTTATAAATAATGACGGAATTATTTTCGTTCAAATCGTTATTTTGATAACCATTTACAGCATAAGCCATTCTATTAGTCGGTATACGATACATATTGAATTGTCCTTTAGGCGTTACTTGAATACACACAAACTTATCAAGTATCTCATCTTTAAAAAATACAGCCATTCCATCATAAAAAAGACACCATTCCAAAAATCGTACATCAATTTCAGATGGTACATTCTTCCACTTTACACATGATAATGCTATATCTGTAAGTCTATCTCGATAAAAAGAACAATATGTCATTGTATCATATAATGAATCATAAAATTGTGCCATTTGCTTTTTTGCTCTATTCATTTTTAAACCTCCTTATTTAATAGAATTGTCAAGTGTATAATCTCCTACGTGTTTTGGGTTATGCCAAAACCTTAAGCCACGATTATATATTTCGCTTAATTCTGCACTTGCATCATTTGGAACTGAACCATATATGTTTATACTGCTTGTTTGTAAATAATTCCACTCTTTTCGTGATGTAATGTTAGGAACTTTCAGCTTATTTGTTGCATAGCCAAACATGCTTAAAAAATCATCTGCAATTTTAGCGTTCTCATGTCGCATTGACATATTCTTGAACCAAAAGCCTTTTTTATTAAGAGCAAGGTCTAAATCTGTTTGTTGCTGTCCCTTTGCATGTGGTGCTTGATTTTGAGCCATTGCTTTCTCGTTCATTACTTCCTCATAGCCGATTGCTGATTGTGCAACGTTGAATACGTTTCCAAATTCTCCGCTAAGAAATCCAGTTGAGGCACCATAGGCAGAACTTGCCACGCCTAGAGTAGCACTATACATTTTAAGGTTCCAAGCATTAGCATTTTGAGCAAGCCACGCCCTGTATGTATCAACGCTATATGCAACCTGTCCAAAATTTCCGCACTTAATTTGTTCTGTCCAGTTCTCATCAAAACCATTGTAGTGTTTAGGTACTAGAGTAACTTCGGGATTGCAAGTAAATGTTCCATACATATTAAATTGTGGTTCTTTTTGTGTAAAATATTCCCAACGATAATTCGCACAATTTGCCCCTGTATCAACGGCTAAATAGCAATATGGATATGTCAGTAATTTTTTATTTTTTGGTTTATATCCGTCTAAGCTTGTTGGTTTATTTAAAATTTCTTCAAAGGTTTTCATTTCTTCATTATTTTTTGTTAAAAATTTTGAAGGCATATTAAATAAAGAAATTATGCTATCCTCTGCATTTGCATCAACATAAGTGTTAATGATAGCTTTTAAGTTTTCAGCCGACTGTGTATAAGATGATGGTACAACATCTATTCCAGTAGGTAATAAATCCACTCCCTGTAATAAACCACCATATACGGCACAAGATGTTTCTTTTTCACCTTGCAAATTGATTGTTGTTCCGCTACATAAAACAATTTGAAAATCGTTCAAATAATGGTCTTTAAACTCACTATCTACAATCATATCTCCAAGATTAAAAGGCTCTGGCTGTATATTATCCCCTGGAATATCAGTTGAAGCGTGTTCGCGTACAACATAGCACATAGGTAATTGATAATCAAACATGTATGTTTGTATAACATCAATTTTATAATTGATAATACAAGCATTGTCGTTTAAGTAATCTACGCTTGTAATAAATGCATAAAACCATTTGTTGTCATAGTTTGTATTTTGAAAAGATAAATAGTTATATTTGTATGCAATATCTGCGCTAATTCCTGCACGAATACTACCGCTATTTTGCCGCTGATATGTTAGGTCATCAAGCGTAATTTCGGGTTTGCTAAAATATTTATTTTGCTCGCTTAATGATGAAAATAAAATGGTGTTTACGTGTTCTATGTCTAGTGGAATATAAGCGTGCAAACGCACTTTACTGTTTGGTGTAACTGCCATATTTTTTACCTCACTTATAAAATGTTACACGTAAACATTGTTTACGTGTAACATAGTAATTATTTTTATGCAATTGTAATTGTACATTCTCCGCTTTTTGAAGGGTCTGCTTTACTGGTAGCAGTAATTTTTGCCGTGCCAGTTGCTCCCTCTAATACAGTTACAACGCCATTATCTGATACTGTTACGTTGTCGCTTTTAGAACTCCACACAATTCCCTGTTCAATAAATGGTGTACCAGTTACGCTTGCATAAAGTGTCATTGTATCTCCAACACCCAATGAAGCATTAGCAGGCGTAACAGTAACACTTTTAACGCTCTGTTCTCCAGTAATAAAAGCTACATTATTAGCAAATGGTGAAATTGAGAATGTTTTCCAAGCGTGATACCAGTAGTTCCAATAAAGCCCCTGCGCATTGTACTGGTCTGTGAATTTAAGCAAATTATCGTAAATCTGAAAGAAATCCTCATCAACAATAATTGCGGGGATTGTATCAAGTGCAGTTAATTCAGCCGGCGTAAACTCTTTGTAAGTATCATCATCGGCAAACAATTCGGATAATCTGTCAGTGTCTAATGTAGCAAATGAATCAATCAAAATTCTGTGTCCAAAAAACTCTGCTCTATCCATATTAAAAGCTGACGCTAAAACTTCAACATCCATTGTAGCGTCAAACTGCGAGTTAATGATAATATACTGTCTGTCCTTGTTTGACTGATTGTATACGTGCATTAAGTTGAAATCTTTTGACATAAATGTTAAGTTATTAGATACACCCTTAACTTTTGAAATAATTGCTTTCATGTTAGCGGTTGAAACCTCTGGAATATTTTCGGTTTTCATCAAACCATCAAGCAACCGTCGTCCAAGCATATATTTCATAGTTAAGAACTCGTCGTAATTCATTGATGTAACAAGGCTGTCAGTAATCTTTGCGATTAAATCTGTTACGCCATCAATAGACAAAAAAGCCTGCTTTAACTGGTCTTCGGAAATTGTAACCTTATAAAACTTCTGATAATTCATAACGTGAAATGCTGATTTTACGTCGGGAATCTCACGAGCAAAAACCTTTTGTTCAGCTTCTTCTTGGTCAAAAGTATATGGTTTTGCAAGATTAACAAAAATCTCTTCAATTGTTTCGCCATATTCGAGTACACCTTTTTTAAAAATTCTCCAAGGGTTCTCATACGAACGACTTGAAATATAAACTCGTGCAATTCTGTTAATTAATGCGCCGATAAACTCGTTTGCTAATGCTGGATTGTTAACAAGCACTGCACCAATTTTACGAATGACCCCAGCGTCTTTTGTAGCAATTGGAACATAATTTTTATAATTCTGCGTTGATGCGTTACGAATAGCGTTCAATACATCAACAGAAACATTTGTTTTTGTGATAATTTTTGGTCTACTTGGCATTTTTTAGTCCTCTCTTTCTTCATTGAATAAATCATCAATGGTAATTTCTTCGGCTTCAATCATTTCGTCTTTGTCCTCTTCTAATAGCTGATTAGATGGGTTCTCTTCTTCATCTGTTCCGCTATAGAATCGGTCACGGTATTTTTTTCGCCATGACTGTTCAGTCTCTTCGAGCCTTTTCTGTAAGTCTGCTATTGTTTTATCTTTTTCACTATCTCCAAAGCCATCAAATGTATCGGTCATATTTTCTACAAAACTGATTGCTTCATCATCTGTTCGTTCACCTACAATTGCAGAAATAGCTTTAATAAAATCCTCACGATTAAGTGTCATTTTTTCATCTCCCTATCTTAAATAACCACGCCACCATGGTGGCATATAATAAATGAAGTTCATTGGTTTTCGTTTTTGTGGTGTTGGCGGTTTAGGGTCGGGGTCGGGTGGGTCGGGTGGGTCGGGGTCGGGTTTAACGCCTTGACAATAATTATATGCTTCAACTGCCATGTTATAACGTTCATCCCTTGTCGCTTCGGGGTCGCGCGGTCGCTCATATTCATCAAGAAAAATATTAGTTGCATCTCTAACCCCTTCTGCTTTCAGCAGATTGTTATAAACCCCTTGATATTTATTTTTTAAATGCCACAGCAAAAATTTTGCTTGCATTGCAGTATTACCAATACTTGATACTGTGCTAGCCTCTGACCAGTAATTGTATAAATCATCTTTTAACGTGTAGAAAGTCCATTGCGCAAGTCCATAACCAATAGAATCATGAATAAAAGTATCACGACTGATTGTTCCATTTGATACGTTTTCCGTGTACGTTTTACTTGCTGTTCTCGATTGGCTATAGTCGCCTTGCTTTTGAAAGCCCCTTAAAGTAGAAGCAGATTCTACAATCAAGTTGCCCATAATTCCAGCTGTGGCAATCTCGCCTAAATCCCCTACTAAAATAGCCCAAATAGATTTAGCTGTTTGTTTCCAATTATATGCCATAGTTTATTCGTCTTTCTTATTAAAAAGTGATCTTTCTTTTAATCGTCTGTTGTAAAGTCCCTGCACATATTTTCCACCACTATAGGAATAAGCTAAAAACTTGTCAGCTATCTGTGCCTTTGTACGTGTACCATTTTTTGTCAATCCGTCAATATTACCAACATTATAACAAAAAGATACAAGTGCATCAAATTCATTTTGTGTAAATCCATATTTACGATTGTATTTATTTACTTTTGCCACAAACCCTGAAAGGTCTTTTACTAATAGCTTAACTGCTTCATCTTTTGTAATTGACTGATTTGCCTTTACATCAGCACCATAATGTCCATAACCAATCGTATAATATTTTTCGCTTGGTAATGCTTTACAAGCAACTCGACTAAAACCTTCAAAAGACTTAATCAATATTACGCCGTTAGAACTAATATTTTTATCTTCTGTAGAACCGGCATTATACAATTCATTTACGCGCTTCTGCACTTTTTCGTAATTATAACCGGCTTTTTCAAGTTTTTTCTTGCGGTCTAAGCCTACGCCCCAACGATTGTTTAGAACTTCTTTTGCCAATGTATCAATACTCTTTTTTGGCATGAATTCTACCCCCTTCCTTTAATGATTGTGCATAATTCCTGTAATACTTCCGTATTTTTGCTAATTGTTTGCAAACACGAATTATTCAAGTTTTCAAGCTTATTTGACATTTCTGCATTTTTCTTATCGTCGCTCTCTTCACGCTTGTATACATACCATGCCATTAAAAGCCACGAAAAAATAGGAAAGCCTACAGTTGAAATTAAAGCAGTAATGTCACTAAAATTACTTGATATCAGCATTTTTTCTCACTCCTTTCTTATTTCATAATAACATTTTATTTGCAAAATGTCAATATATGTGGTATAATAAAAATAAAAAGAGGTTTTTATGACAAAATTTTATGACGGAACAAAGTTACTTTCTTTGAAAGACTTAAACGGAAACACACCCGAAATATATATAAGCACATCCAATCGAAGTGCCGGAAAAACAACATATTTCAATAAGTTGTGCTTTTCAAAATACCTAAAAAATAATGAAGAATTTATGATTCTTTATAGGTTTAACTATGAATTGTCAGAATGTAATCACAAATTTTTCGACGATATACGCACGCTTTTCTTTTCAAACTATGAGGTAGAAATGAAGATGCACGCAAGAGGAAAATTTGCAGAGTTAACAGAAAACGACCATACCATAGGGTGGGCTGTATGTTTAAATGACGCTGACATTATTAAAAAATATTCACATGTTTTTTGCAATGTTACACGTATTTTATTTGATGAATTTCAATCAGAAACAAACCATTATTGCGCTGATGAGATTAAAAAATTTATTAGTATACATCAATCAGTTGCAAGAGGTGGTGGAAAACAATCGAGATATGTGCCAGTTTATATGATTGGAAATTTTGTTAGCTTATTGAACCCTTATTATACTAAGTTGGGAATTTCAAACAGACTAAATATTAACACAAATTATATGCGTGGTAATGGGTGGGTATTAGAGCAGAATTTAAACGAATCAGCAAGCAAAGCGCAAGAGGAATCTATTTTTAACCAAGCATTTGCAGATGATAAATATATTCAGTATTCTTCGCAAAAATCATACCTTAATGATAACGATACATTCATTCAAAAAATTGAAGGAAAATCAACATACATTGCAACTATTAATGTATTTGGCATTGATTATGCAATCCGTGAATATGATTGTGGAATTGTTTACTGCGACCATGGAATTGATAAAAATTTCCCACTCAAAATCAGCGTTACTACTGAAAATCATCAAGTTAATTATATTATGCTTAATAAATCAAGCTATATTGTAAGTCAATTACGATTTTATTTTGAACGTGGAATATTCCGTTTTAAAGATTTAGACTGCAAACAAGCTATAATGACAATGCTATCTTATTAACAGTATCTCCGTGAATCTTACAAATGTTAGATGATATAGACGACAACCTTTGAATAGGACTATATTATATTGGACTGTCAATCCCTAACAAAAGATCGCGTAAAGATATAATTAAGGTGTACCAATTTGGTACACCTTATTTTTATCTTAAATTATAATCACAATCTACTAAAAGTATACCACCTTGTATACGTTTTGGACGTAGCTTTGACGGTACTTTTAATCCTACTTTAAAATCTGTCAAATTTCGCTTAGTTTTAACAAATTCATGTTCTTGTTTGTTTTTGGGTTCAATTGTTTTATCGCCACATTCTAGTTTATCCACACCAAGCAATGACATTTCTAATAATTGCTTCGGGCGTTTTGGCATTCCAGCACACTTAATATTATAATATGGCGTGTCTATAGGTTTTTCATCCTCATGTGTAATGTGTTCAATATATGTTTTTTGACGAACAAATATTGCTTCATCCCAAAAGCTCTCTAGCTTCCATTTACAAAAATCGCTAGGATGGACAGGAACATTGCGCAATGTTTCGCGTGAAACATTACAGTGTATACTATCAGTGTCCGCGTAAATGAATCCATCTTTATCCGCACCGTAATAATTTGCTTGTGCAGTACGAATTGTAAAGTCTCTACTTGCTGATGTAATTGCGCTACCACATGGAATATATACTATATTCTTATCATGGCTTTCTACTGTCTTAAAACCGATAACGCCATCATCATTTAAATATGCAACTTTATAACTTGCATTGTCTGATGTAGCTAATTTTCCATAGAGGTTATTTAAAAATAGCTTTGCTAACGTTCTCATAGCCCCTTGGCTTTCTTGTTTAATTTTTTTATATTTATTTATGTAATCATCAAATAAACCTATTGCAGAATAGAACCAGCAACCATCTAATATTTCAAAATCAAACACGTTGTAAAATTCTAAAAATCTATAATAATCCACTTGTGTCATTGTCAATATTTGTATTGTATCATACTCTTTTCCATTAACTGTATATTTACTAACATATGTGTCTGTTTCTATGTCATATATATCGCTTGTTTCTAACATTTCATTTGGCTTGTACAGCCAATTTCCCTTAATTTGCACAAATGGCAAATAACCGTCTTTGAGTTTGAACCTACATTTAAAACGAACAAAAAAGTATTTATTTTTGCCCTTTGCTTGTGGTGGTATTTTATTGCCTGTCCAAAAACTAGGCATTCCGATTGGATAATAGTTTCCACTATCACTATGCATCATACTAGGATATAAAGAATTAACATCAGCTGTAACGCCATTATGAAACACCCTGTTTTCTTTACCCTTAACTAAATAACACCATCCACCACGATATGATTTTCTTATATACTCATCAGCATTAAAAGCATCAAATTGGCTTTTATCTAATTTAATTTTTTTCATATCGGGAAAAACTTCTTCCCATTCATTCATCAATCCAAGTTCGCTATGCTTAAATATGTTTTTATATTCTGACATGCAACACGAACCTATTGTCATTTTATTGTGACCCTCATTAAACATAAACTGCAATGCTTCTGACAATACAAGTACATCATTTTTAATATAGGCTTCTTCATCTTTGCTTATCTTACAACCAACATAACGTTTACCTTTGTATTCCATTTCTAACTTTTTATGCTTTGTTTTAAATGCTTTTCCAATATCAGCAAGTGCAAAAGGCATCAGCTTCAAAGAATCTTTAATTGTTATTACATGATTTTTTGCTTTAATAGTAATACTATACCATTGCCCCATTGAGGATATTAAATAACTAAAGCTATAAGATGGCATTTGCTTTTTTGGTAAAAAATTAAAAGTGCCCTTTTCAATATCTCCCTGTGACGCTTCTTTATATTGATTGTGATGGTAAAGCCAATCAATAATGAATGAACCATCAAACTTAAGATTATGAAAAAATAAAGTAACATTTTCGTTTTGTGCTTTCAACCAATAGTTCATGAACTGGTTAATGCTATGCATAATTACAGCTTCTTCAGTTCCTATTTCACAAAAGCAAGCACTCCATACCTCTGTTTTTTCTTGCTTTGATGTGTCATTATCAACCGTTGTTTCAAAGTCACATGCAAATTGTTTCATATATAATCATCCCAACTATTATCTTCCATTTCATCATAGATTTGTTGCTTTTCTTCTCTTGTCAATGGCATATAATCATATAAATAGGTATCAAATTCAATAATAGCACCATCGGAAGGCTTCATAGACGCAAGCAATGAATTTTGCATCTGTTCTGGCATAAACTGGATTGCTTCGGCTACTGCACCTTTACCTTTTAATCCTATTTGTCTATATACCGCCTTTTTAATTACATCATAAACAGGCATTGGAAGTTGGCTCATTAATGACAAAAAATTATCTATAATTCTGCCGTCCATTGGTGGCGGTTGATGACCTTGTTTTTCTTCTTTTAACTTAATTGATTTAGGCGTTTTAACTGTTTTGACATTTTCAATTGCTAATATTGCATTCTCTTGATTTATTCGTTTTACAGCTTTTGTTTTAGGATTTGCAACTTCTCCTGTTTCAAAAGATACAATCCTTGCGTGTTCACGTATAAAAGATGGTGTAATTTTCTTTAAGCGTCTGATTGTAGCTTCTGTTACTCGTTTTGGCTTCTGTCTGATATGAATATCGCTTGTAACATAACCTAGTGTTTCCAGTTCTTTCTTGCGCTTTTCTATTCTTCTAATTTGTCTATTATATTCACGTTCTAATTTTTCTTTCTTAGTCAATGGTTTATTTTTTGCCATATACGCACCAACTTTCTTGTAATAAAATGGGGGGTTCTATCCCCCCATTTGACATTCAAATTTTTTAATTAAGCCCAACGACAATCAACATAAGGTCTACCGGCTTTGCTCTCTCCATCCAATTTCTGAATATCAATTCCCTCAGAAATATGCACGCCTGCATCTGTATTAATATCTACAATTTCACTGAAAGAACGCTTAAATGTTTTGCTCTGACAAGCCCATACAACAACTTCGCCATTCTCATCACAACCGCGAATTGATAAAATTTCAGTTGCGTTTCCTTCAGTATCAGTATCTTCAAAGATTACATAACCTGTTGCATGGATGATTGAGTTTGTCGGTACATCCTTAACAGAAATAACGTTCTTGTCCTGTGTCATTTCATAAACCTGTTTTGCTGTAAAATCCTCTGATTTTTCTAAAATTTTCATAATGTTTAATCCTCTCTTTCTTATTCTTCGTCTGTTTTAACTGGTACAATGGTAGCAAGTTCAATGAACTTGTTTTCTTCCATACGGTAAACTGCTTCAACTGTTTCTGTTGTAACAATTTCAAGAAGTTTCTTACCATCTGTAGCAAGTTCCTTAGAAATGGCTTTCTCAAGGTTCTTTTCGGGTACGCTTGCGCTTACTATAACTTTTTCCTCTGTGATTTCCTTAGTTGCGTTATTCCAAACATTACAAGTTGCAACTGTATTAACAATTCTACGTGTAATAAAACGTGTTCTCATTTTTTCTTCCTTCCTTTATTGTGTATATTGATTATAATTAATTTGTAACAGACATGAAACATTCAAAAATAAAGTATTAAATTTTAGCAAGCCTTTAAAGGCGTATATAGTGCAATGGAATCACTTCCTTTCATAAGGGTATCACTTAATATTCTAACAAGAGTTTTAGTACATCTGCGCCATACTTAACACTAATTCTTACTAAAAATATTGTATCATATTTACAATAAATTTGCAAGTATTTTATTACATTTTGACGCGATTTTTTCATGCATTTAAAAGCACTAGATAATGTAGAAGGGTTCATCTTGTCTACAATATATGCCCAGTTGTTAAAAATCTTAATGTACGATTTATAGTACAGTAATAAATCCTTATCAGATGTGATTAGCGTATGGGTGTATATTGCCCTGTTAAGTAAAAATCTCTGTCTTATTGTCATTTTTTAGAACCTCGCTTCATTGTATTGCGTTACCTTTATACGGATAGAACAACTATTGTCATCTACTGTCATTCTAATGATTTTACCATCAAAAGCATAGCGCGCAACTAACATTCTTTCGTCAGTCTCGTTTATATCCCGCTCTATCTCTATTTCATATGAAATTTTAAAAATATCAAATGAACGAATAATTAAATAAAAATCACATAAGGAACGCCATAATCCCGCAGTGTATAAAATTCTGCATATTGCTGATGCTGTAGTTTCAAAAGTTAACTCTTTTGAATTAATGCTATTTGTTAATGGACTGTCTAAAAGATTTACAGCATCATCAATAGCACGCAAATCGTAAGAATTGCCACTAAGATAATTTACAATTAAGTGGTTCATTTTAATTGTATCTGTTTCAATAAAAATGTTGTTTAATAATTCTACTGTTGTCATTTTTTATTTCCTCCTGCTTATTATTTTATAATATATTATTTACTTTTGCACTTTTTAAAACCTTCATATCTTCCACCATAACCTTTCATTTTGTTTACTTCCTTGCTACAAGTATATAATACACCCATGGGTCTAGTTTG